AAAGCCTTCTGTAAAGAACAGAGGTATTGATGTTAAAACAGGTAAAGAAGTTAATATGATTAAAGCAGGTATTATAGATCCTGTTTTAGTTACTAAGTCGGCTCTTAAAAACGCCGTGAGTGTAGTGACAACTATTATTTCTGCGGATTGTGTAATCAGTAATAAAAGATTAGCATAATGAAAGCAATTAATTATTACATAGTCATAGACAAGATAAAGGAGGCTCCTAAAAAAGTTGGGGGTATTGAATTAACTGAAAAGCAGGATAGCGACATTAGGTACTTAAAGGGCAAAGTTATAAGTGCTGGTGATAAAGTTACAGGAATTAAAGAAGGCGATATCATTAGATACGATAAGCATGCTGGATTTGGCATAGAGTGGAAAGATAATTTTCATGTTGTTATAACTGTCAAAGATGTTGTTATTGTTGAATGAGACTAACAGGAGAAGATCTTAGGGAAATAAATTTATTTAAGTATTACAGGCTCGTCAGAAGATGGGCTTGTAAAACTTATAATCTTAAAGACGCCGATCTTGAATTGCTTGTATACCTAGATTGCAAAAAGCTATTTACACGTAATGATTTTATTAATGGTGTATACACCTACAGCTGGGATAAAAACCGGTGGGAAAGACTACGAAGGAACGGTTGGATCGATGTCTTTAAAGAACGCAACAGGACTACTTCTAAGTATGCTGTTTACAAAGTTTCTTCAAAGTCAAAAAGATTAATAAATAGAATATACAGAATACTGCTAGCAGAAGAGGATCTACCTACGGCTACAACAAGTGTTTTTTATAATAACAAATCATATACGGATAAAGTTTTTAATAAAGCAATTGATGATATGATTAACGACAAAGATAGATAATGGGATTTAGATTAAAAGAATTTTCAGACCTTGTTGGAATAGACAAAGAAACCTCTACTTATAATACGCCTGTTTTTAAGAAAACATTAGAAGGTGGAATTTTAGGTGAAGCTAATAACGATGGCACTATTTTTATAGACAAATCATTAGAAGGGAAAAAAAAGAAAGAGGCTGTAGATCACGAAAAAGTACATTTAGATCAAATGGCTCAAGGTAGATTGCAGTATGATGACAACACTGTTACTTGGAAAAAAGATACTAAATCACCAGCTAGAGTTTATAAAAGAATAAATGGACAATTAATAGATGAAAAAACCGGTAAAGGCGCTGAAGAAGGTGGTGACTTTGAATGGGAAAGAGAAGCATATAAAAATTCATAATTATGGCATATAAAGCAAAATCAATAACAAGTAAAGCGTCTAGCGCATGTAAGATGAACATGGGTCTAGTTTATGGAGCGGCGGATGTCGCAGGCTCTAAAAAGTTTGTAGATCATGGTAAAGGCATGGCTGAGAAGTTTTCCAGCGGAGGCGGAGGAGCAGTTGAAAGTAAAGGTGCAGCTCTTGACAAAAAAGACGAAGAAGAAAAAACTAAAAAAGGTCAAGCAGACGCAGCGATAACTGTTGACGCAACTGAAACCCCAGAAGTATAAAAAAAACTAACTTAACTAAGATGCAAAAACCAATAACTAGCAGAGTAAAAAGATCACCTCTTTTAAAGTACTCTCCAGCAAAAGAAACAGAAGACGGAAACCTTGAGGCCATAGGGTCCAAAACTATCAAAGGTAAAGATAAGAAAGTAGAAGTAACGGAGACAAAAGAAAAAGAAACTGTCGGCGTATATCGCAGAGCTTGCGGTAGTAAAACAGATGGTTCTACCGGAACAGATCCTGTGACTGGCGAAACAAGAAAATGTTCACAAGCTCCAAAAGGCGAAGAGCCTAAGGAAACAGAAACTATTACAACCACCAAGATTGAGCCGGGAGAAGATAAAACAGTAGATACTAAACTTTACAGAAAAGACACACAAGATGTAAAAGAACCTTGGGAAGTGCGTAGATCTAATAGGTCTGCTAAAATTGCAGGTAGAGCACAAAGAAGAGCTCAAAATAAAGCAGATAAAGTAGCAAGGCAATTAAGTAAGTTGAGCGATGATGAAAAGAAGCCAGGCAACAAAAAATATGATAGATTAATGGCTAAGCAAACTGAGACAACTCAGGAGCTAGCCAATATGAAGCAAGGTTCTACCAATGTTGCTGAAAGCCGAAAATCTGGTAAGTTAGCAGGCAGTAGAGTTAGAAGAACAGAGGATGTTGTAAAAACGGCTGGAGATTATGAAGATCCAGAACAAATTAAACAAGCTGCGCGACGTCAAGAAATTGCTGCTGCATCAGGCATGACAACTAGTCAAGCTGAAGGTGCTCCAATGCCAGGGCAAACCCCTTTTTCTGGAATGATGGAAACAGCTAAAGAATTAGGTGAAGTTGATTTATATAAACCAGGTCAGTATTCCTCCGGTTTAACTATGAAGCCCTCCGCTTTTAAAATGAAAGCTAAAAGTCCCGCTGCAAAAAAACTACAAGGAGCACAAAATACATTACCTCAACATTTACAAGACGCAATTAAAGCAGCTCCAGGTAAAATGAGATCTGGGTTTAAAATGAAAGGTTACGGTAAAAAATAATAATTATGGCTTATAAACAAAACAATCCATTTTCAAATGCGAGTTGCGAATGTGATTCTCCATTAAAGAAAAAAGGTGACGCGCCTTCTCGTAAAAAGTCTTTAGGATATTACAATAAAGCTAATAAAACCGGAACAGGAGCAGCGGCTGGCGGCGGAATGACAGCTAAAGGCACTGCTGAATATAGAAGAAAAAACCCAGGTAGTAAGTTAAAAACAGCGGTTACAAAAGACCCTTCAAAACTTAAGCCAGGTGGTAAAGCAGCTAAAAGAAGAAAAGCTTTTTGTGCTAGATCCAAAAGCTGGACATCTGAAAGAGGTAGAGCGGCTAGGCGTAGATGGAACTGTTAATATTATGGAATCAAAAGGACTAGGCGACTCAATAGAAAAATTCACAAAAGCAACAGGTATAAAAAAACTAGCAGACAAAATACCAGGTGGCTGTGGCTGTAAAAAAAGAAAAGAAAAATTAAACGAAATATTCCCATATAAAAAATAAAACAATGGCTTACAAATCAAACGGTGGTTGCACCCCTATAACAGCAAAGATTAAAAGAACTACCAAAGGTGGCATTACGCAACCTCTACTAAACGTGGGAGCACCTGTGAAGATGAAAATGTCTTCTCCTGCTAAACAAACTAACGCGCAAGATTTTAGTTCACAGTATGAGGCGCAGCAAAAAGCAAAGGCTGACCAAAAAGCTAAAGCTATAAAAGCTAAAAAAGAAAAAGATGCAGCTAGCTATAACCAAAGACTAGATAGCTATAGAAGCAATGTGTTAAGTTTAGACAGCGATACTAAAAGAGCAGCAAGCAATAAAAACCCTAAAGAAATGGATATCTTAATGCGTGCGGCTAATAGAAAATCAAAAAATATTCAAAAGTTTGAAAAGAACTTATTTGATTACGATACAAAAAAGAATCCTAAATTAACAGAAGGGTATACAGCAAAGTCATACGCACTATCTAAAGCTAAAGGAGACACTAAAAAAATAAAAACTACAAGTGATAGCTCTACAAGTGATAGCTCTACAAGCGGCAGTTCTACAAGCGGCAGCACTAAGAAGTATAAGACTAGTATGAAAAACTTCAAGGTGGGTAGTCAGGCTCGTAGAGATGAATATACAAGGCGCGGATGGAAGCAAGATGAAACAACTAAGGTAGCTAAAAAGAAAGCAGAACCGGTTAGCACTATTACAACAAAACCCGTGTCTATAGACAATAAAGCTTCAGTAGATGTTGTGAAAGCCACTAAAAAAACAACTACTAAGAAAGACGCTAGAAAGAACAAGAGTATAGATAAGAAGCAAAATAAAGCTGATATCGCAAGAGCAAAAGGAAACGAAAAGAAAGCCTTAAGAAAAGAGAGAGCTATTGAGAAAAAGAAAGCTAGACTGTCAAAAAGAAAAGGCTCCAGTTATTCTCAATCAGCAAACGCAATTGATCCTTCATAAATGAAGAAGATACTACAATGGCTATCCGGTGGTGTTATCAAAGAGATTGGTAACGTCATTGACAAGCTTACCACAACCGAAGAAGAAAGGTTAGAAGTAAAGAAGCAGATACAGCAAATATTAGAAGACGCAGATACTAAAGCTCAATTAGAGGTTAGCAAGCGTTGGGAAGCAGACATGAAGTCTGATAGTTTTTTAAGCAAAAACATTAGACCAATGATCCTAATATATCTAACTGTAATCTTTACGTCTCTAGCTTTCTTTGATGGTAACATCGGGGAGTTTGCGTTAGCTAAAGAATATATACCAATATTTCAAACATTGCTAGTCACAGTTTACGGTGCTTATTTTGTAGGAAGATCTTGGGAAAAAGGAAAATCAATAATAAATAACAAAAAATAAATAATGGGACAATTTAACAATCAGCCAGACTTTGGAACAAACGCATTTCCAGTGGTTGCAGGAACTACAAATGTTAGAAACTGCGCTTTGTATTTAGGCAGCGGAGGCGACATAGAGGTTACTTTAATGGGCTCGCCTAATACTCCTGTAGTATTTAAAAACATTCCAAACGGTAGCTTTTTACCTTGCATAGTTAATACTATTGTAACAGGAGTTAACACTACGGTTGCGGATATTGTAGCTATTCAATAATGAATTGGTCTGCAATATTAAACGGTGTTTGGTGGCCAGATAGAAATGATACAGGTCTTCCTTGCAGCGCGGTAGCTTTACCAGGCGGGGCAGGTATAACAGATAATACTATAGCCTTGGATCCTTCTGGGGGGGTTATAACTATTATGTTTAATGCTCAAGGAGTTCCAGACAAGCTAGAAATAATTCATGGAAACGCCGCCGGGACAAAAGTTGCTACTTCTGGAATGACAACCCCTAATGCGGGTGGTTTTGATAACGTGTACGGTACTGTTTCTACTGGAGATCTCGTACCTACAACGAGCCAAACTTTAAGCATAGATCAATTTATAGGAACAAATAAAGGCGCTATTCCAACTAGAGCTAACGCTTATACTTTAGAAACAGGGAATGCAAACCCCTTAGTCGCTCCTTACCAACAGTTAGTTTGGTGGGTTTATACTACAGCAGATTATCAAACATTACCATTTGTTACTATTAGAGTAACAGGACCGCAAGGAACCGGTTGGGCATTCGAAAGATCCTGTGGGCCATAAAGTAGTTATTATACATAACACGTAATTAATAATATAAGTAATAACAATTAAATTAAATCAAATGTCAAAAAAATTAACACAAGAAGAATTAAAAGAATTGCAAGAAGCGGTTAACGCTATGAATAATTTACAATTGCAAATAGGTGGGTTAGAAGCTCAAAAGCATGAGGTATTGCATTCTATGGAAACCGCAAAAGCAACTTTATCTGAAGTGCAAAAAAAATTAGAGGATGTTTACGGTCAGGTGTCAGTAGATATTTCAACTGGAGACATAAAAGAAAATGAGTCTAGTACGGAAGATTAGTATAGGAAGAGACTATAAAAATGATGCCATGCACTATGCTGTTGGACAGGAAGTGTATGGTGGTCATACTATAGCTAATATAATAGAAGAAGAGAATAAGTATTCTATATATATAAAAAAAGGAGATGAGTTATTGCCGTGGAAAGATTTTAATAAAAATATGGCGATTGCAGTTGAATATGATTTGCAGTACTAATGAAAGCTTTATTTGACTTTATTATAGAGCCCGTGGGCGAAAGATATAATAATAAAAAAGGAGTAGAAGACTCAGAGCTTATTTTAAACACAGAACTTCATAATCATAATTACTCGAATAGAATAGCTAAAGTTATAGCTGTGCCCTCTGAGATAAAAACAGAAATTGAAGTAGGCGATAAAGTAATAGTGCATCATAATGTTTTTAGACGTTTTAAAGACATTAGAGGCGTTGAAAAAAACAGTAAGTCATATTATAAAGATAACATATATTTTGCAGGTGAAGACCAAGTATATGCTTATAAAAGATGTCGCAGCTGGATGGCCTGCAAAGGTTTTAACTTTGTTAAACCTATTAAAGAAACAAAAATGTTTTCAATTAACTTTGAAAAAGAAGGCATAGGGGTTTTATACGCAAAAGATCCAGAACTTAAAGAGTTATCAGAAGGCGACCTAGTAGGTTTTAAGCCAGGGGCAGAGTATGAATTTGTTATCGGTAAAGATAGAGTTTATAGAGTACCCACTAATTCAATTACAATTAAATATGAATATCAAGGAAACGAAGCTGAATATAATCCAAGCTGGACATAAAGCAGTTGAAGAATTAATAAAAGTGGCAGGCGAAAAGATCGTTGACTCAGGAGATGATATATCAGCTGACAGGCTTAAGAATGCTGCTGCTACAAAAAAGCTAGCTATATTTGATGCTTTTGAAATATTAAATAGGATTAAAGAAGAAGAAGATTTGTTAAATAACAAACCTAAAGAAGAAGTTGAAAAAAAAGCTTTTCAAGGGTTTGCTGAAAAACGATCTAAATAATGTACGAGCAATCGTTATATAGTATAGTAACCCCTATTAAATTAACCACAATATCCAGGTTAAATAAAACAAAAAAATGGGAGTACGGTTATAACAAGGAACACGATATAGTTGTTATAAGCAAGACGGGTCAAATAGGCGAAGTATATAATATACAAGGACTAAAAATAGCATTACCTAAAGCTCCGCTTAAAATAGACAAAACTAATAACAAATGGAAAGCCGAAGAATACCCTAAAGAATTAAAGCAAATACAAAGCGTATTTGAGTGGAGGGAATACCCTGAGGAATTTCAGAATAAATGGGAACCATATATAGATGAGCAATTCAAAAACAGAGACGAGGGCCATTGGTTCAATAATAAAGGCGTGGCTACTTACATTACTGGCACTCACTTTATGTACTTGCAGTGGAGTAAGATTGACGTTGGGAGACCAGACTTTAGGGAAGCCAATAGACTATTCTTTATCTTCTGGGAAGCTTGCAAAGCAGACAGCAGGTGTTACGGCATGTCTTATCTCAAGAACAGACGTTCAGGTTTTTCGTTTATGGCTTCAGGAGAGACGGTCAATATGGCCACAATATCAAGTGACGCACGGTTTGGGATATTGTCCAAATCTGGCTCCGATGCGAAGAAAATGTTCACGGATAAAGTCGTACCCATATCTGTCAATTATCCGTTCTTTTTCAAACCGATACAAGACGGTATGGACCGACCAAAGACCGAATTGGCCTACAGAATACCGGCCTCGAGGCTCACAAGAAAATCGATCCAAAACAAGCAAGACCAAGAACTACTTGAGGGTCTCGACACAACAATCGACTGGAAAAACACAGGGGACAACTCCTATGACGGGGAGAAACTAAAACTACTAGTACACGATGAAAGCGGGAAGTGGGAGAGGCCAGATAATATATTAAATAACTGGCGAGTAACAAAAACGTGTTTACGATTAGGTTCTAGAATTATTGGTAAGTGTATGATGGGATCAACATCAAACGCTTTAGACAAAGGAGGAGCTAATTTTAAAAAGTTATATGGAAATTCTAATGTAACAAAAAGAAACAGGAACGGGCAAACAGCGTCTGGTTTATATTCTTTATTTATTCCAATGGAATGGAATTACGAGGGTTTTATAGATGAATACGGCATGCCCGTATTTAACACACCTAAAGAAGAAACCCTGGGGCCTCACGGAGACGTTATAGACGTTGGAGTAATAGAACACTGGGATAATGAAGCAGATGGATTAAGAGGGGACCAGGATGCCTTAAATGAGTTTTACAGACAGTTTCCGCGTACAGAAGAACACGCTTTTAGAGATGAAACAAAAAATAGTATATTTAACTTAGTTAAGATATACGAACAAATAGATTACAACGAGGACCTTGGCAACACTAATGTATTAACCACAGGCAATTTTCAGTGGGCTAATGGAGTTAAGGATTCTACGGTTATATTTACGCCAAATCCAAGCGGAAGATTTAAAGTTTCTTGGGTGCCAGGCGTTGCTTTACAAAATAGACAAATAGTAAAGAACGGATTAAAAAGTCCAGGTAATGAACATATGGGTGCATTTGGTTGTGATAGTTATGATATATCAGGAACGACAGATGGGCAAGGTTCAAAAGGGGCTTTAGCGGGGTTAACTAAATTTAGCATGGAGGATGCTCCCGCTAATACATTCTTTTTAGAATATATAGCTAGACCACAAACTGCTGAAATGTTTTTTGAAGATGTATTAATGGCATGCGTTTTTTACGGAATGCCCATACTAGCTGAAAATAATAAGCCTAGGTTATTGTACTATTTCAAAAGAAGAGGCTACAGGGGTTATTCAATGAATCGTCCTGATAAAGTTTGGAATAAACTATCCGTAACTGAAAGAGAAATTGGAGGTATGCCTAACTCCAGTGAAGATATTAAACAAGCTCACGCAGCTGCTATTGAAAGCTATATAGACAGATACGTTGGTTTACAAGAAGATGGCAGCTACGGTACTATGTACTTTAATACCACTTTAAATGAATGGTCAAGATTTGATATAAACAAAAGAACAAAGTTTGATGCTGCAATTAGCTCAGGTTTAGCTATCATGGCTTGCAACAGACACTTATACCATCCTAGACCTACAGTAGAAAAAAATAAAATAAATTTAAAAATAGCTAAATACACCAATTCTGGTGGTTTATCAAAACTAATAGAAAAATAAAAATATGGCTGAGTCAGTTGTAACAAGTTATTTTCCGAGTCAAATTGCAAGCGATGCCGAGAAAATGTCAAAAGATTATGGTAACACCATTGGTAGAGCTATAGAAAATGAATGGTTTAGCTCCGATAACGGCAATAGTCGATTTAAAAGTAATCAAGCTACTTTTCACAACCTGAGATTATATGCTCGAGGAGAGCAAGGAATACAAAAGTATAAAGATGAGTTATCTATTAATGGTGATTTATCTTATTTGAATTTAGACTGGAAGCCGGTGCCAATTATACCAAAGTTTGTTGATATAGTTGTTAATGGTATTTCAGATAGACAATTTGATATAAAAGCATATTCACAAGATCCATACGGAGTTGAGAAACGAACTAAGTACATGGAAGCCATTATACGTGATATGCAGACAAAAGAACTTAATGAGTTTGCTCAAAAAGAGTTTGGCGTAAATTTATTTGAAAGCAACGTAGACGTATTACCTAAAAATAAAGAAGAGCTTGATCTGCATATGCAACTAAGCTATAAGCAACAAGTTGAATTAGCTGAAGAGCAAGCTATAACTGTTTTATTAGACGGCAACAATTACGATTTGATTAAGCGTAGATGCAATTATGATTTAACCACTATAGGTATTGGCGCGGTTAAAAATACATTTAGCAAGGCAGAAGGGGCAACTGTTGAATATGTTGACCCGGTAAATTTAGTTTGGTCATACACGGATTCTCCATATTTTGAGGATATATATTATGTAGGAGAGGTAAAAGCTGTTCACTTAAATGAGCTTAAAAAAGAATTCCCTTGGCTTACTAACGATGACCTTCAAAAAATAGCAGGCCAAAACACAAGCAACAATGGGTTTTATGACAGGACTCTTAGCAATTCGGATTATGACGATTCAAATACTGTGCAGGTTCTTTACTTCAATTATAAAACTTTTACAAACGAAGTTTACAAAGTTAAAGAAACAGCAACGGGAGCAGCTAAAATAATTCCTAAGACTGATGAGTTTAACCCGCCAGAAGAAATGTATGAAGAGTATGGCATATCTAAATTGTCAAAATCTCTAGAGGTTGTTTATGAAGGTGTAAAAATACTAGGCGGTGAATTACTTAAATGGGAATTAGCTAAAAATATGATACGCCCTAAGAGTGATTATACTAAAGTTAAAATGAACTATAGTATTGTAGCTCCAAGAATGTATAGAGGTAGGATTGAATCTATAGTAAGCCGTATAACTGGCTTTGCAGATATGATTCAACTTACGCATTTAAAGTTACAACAAGTTATGTCAAGAATGGTTCCAGATGGAGTTTATCTTGATGCTGACGGCTTAGCTGAGGTTGACTTAGGTAACGGAACAAACTACAATCCGCAAGAAGCATTAAATATGTTTTTTCAAACAGGATCTGTTATTGGTAGATCATTTACACAAGACGGTGATATGAACCCTGGTAAAGTGCCTATCCAAGAAATCACAACAGGAGCCGGTGGTCAAAAAATGCAGAGTTTAATTGCTAACTATAATTACTACATGCAAATGATCCGTGATGTAACGGGTCTGAATGAGGCTAGAGATGGTAGCACGCCGGATGCTAGAGCATTAGTTGGCGTTCAAAAACTTGCTGCAGCTAATTCAAATGTAGCAACACGACATATATTAGAGGGTAGTTTGTTTTTAACTGCAGATTTATGCGAGGGATTATCATTAAGAATATCAGATATATTAGAATACTCACCAACAAAAGAAGCGTTTATACATAAGATAGGTAATCAAAATGTAGCAGTGCTAGAGGAAATGAGCGATTTATATTTATATGACTTTGGTATATTTATTGAACTTCAACCAGATGAAGAAGAAAGAGCTGTATTAGAAAACAACATACAGGCAGCCGTTCAAAGTGGTCTTATTGATTTATCAGATGCTATTGACTTAAGGGAAGTCAAAAATATAAAATTAGCTAATCAATTACTTAAGATACGAAGAAACGAAAAGCAATTAAAAGATCAGCAAATACAACAACAAAATATACAAGCTCAAGCAGATGCTAACGCTCAAGCTCAACAAGTAGCAGCTCAGGCTGAGGTTCAAAAACAACAAGCTTTAATACAACAAAAAATTGCATTAGAGCAAGCTAAAGCTCAAATCGATTCACAAAAGCTAATACAAGAAGCTTCATTAAAGAAAGAATTAATGTCTTTAGAGTTTGAGATGAATATGCGTTTAAAAGGCATTGAGGTTAAAGGCAAGAAAGA